ATTGTCCATGTTGCCATTGCTTGTAAATAGCCACCATTTCTTGCAATACTACCAAAATCTAGCTGACTTGCTAATCCACCTATGCTTTGAACAGGCATATACCAATTATTAAGCGTGTCTTTTTGCGTAAAATACAGTCTGTTTTTAAAGAGATTAACTCCTATAAATGTATTTGAATTAACTCCTGTAATCCCTAAAACTGTGTATGTTCCTACTACACTTGCATCGGCTGCAGGGGTTGTTAGCATCGTATAAGTGAATGTTGATGCACCTGTTACTGTAATTCTAAAGTTTCCGTTGTATTCGCTACTTGTTGCACCTGAAATTGTTACTTGATTATTTGTTATTAATCCATGAGGTGATGCAGTTGTTAAAGTAGCTGTAGTTCCAACCTTTGTTATTGAGGTAATAGTTTGTGCAGTCGATGTCGTAGCTATATATGACCAAAATGTTCCGTTATAGACTAGAACTGGGTCTGCACCATTACACGCTATGAGAAAACTACCACCAGAGTTAGTTAAAGATACAAACTGAAGTCTATTATTAGTTAATCCTGTAAATACGCTTGTCGCTGTACTGGTTGAGGCATCATAAATGACTGATGTACCTACTGCAAACAGTTTATTGCCTGTTGGACTTGAGTAATTCATCAAAGTATTTACTTTGCCTGTAATACCTGTTGAATACTTGGTGTAGCCTTTCCTAAAAGTAATGTCTGTAGGTGTAGGAAACCAGTTATTCATGGTTACAGCATCCATTGCATCCATATTAGCTAATGAATCTCTTGCGTTCCAACCCCCAATAGGTGATGGAATACTAGCAGTCTTAGCACTAAACTTTTGTGGAATCATGAGCCATATCCAGTATCAGGGATGTTGGCATACCCTATCAATACCTTGCTTGGATAAGGTGCAAAACTCAATGTAGCACTACCCTTATCGTTTGCTTTAGCTACGCTTAGATACCTTTCGTAATCTTGTTGTAGGCTTGTAGTATCAAAGTTCTTAATTTGGAAGAACTTGAGTTTAGTAGCAAGCACCATGATTGTATCGTCAAGGAAAGTCGTGTCAGTATCAGCAGTAAAGCTGTTTTTAACAGTTCCACTTGAACTTTCAGCCCACCCTTTTGATCTGTATTCATATCCTAGATACTCCTGTGTGTTCATTATTGGCCATATATTGAAATATTCGCCATAGATTCGCCATCTTACTCGTGGGCCTGTCGAAATATAACCTGACTTGAGCCATTGCCATTGCTGTGCATCCTCTGGGCCGAGCATTTCCCAATGTTTTGTTTTATCCCACTGCGTTCTATCTGTAATAGTCTCGTAATCAGTAGGTAAATCGTATTTTGTTTGACCAAATGTTAGTGCTATACCGACAGTAGTTGCTTGTAAAGGTTGATTAAGCGTAACAGTAGAACCAGCAACAGAAACAACATAACAATCTTGTGCTATTCCTGTGCCAGTTACTTGCCACTTATTACTTAAACCTGTTGTATTTGCTACATTTAACAGATTGTAAGAGCCATTTACACCATCGCCAGTTGTACTAATAGCTTGTGTATAGAAACGATACTCCTTTTGCAATGCTCGCCAATCGTATTCTTTAATCAGGTTATAACCAGCACGATTCATTAAAGCTAATAACTGAATTACATCTTGTTGGGTATTGCCTGCGACATAAGTTGGTGCAACTAGACCTAGTTCACTAGATGTTTGTTGCATGAGTTCGAGCATTGTCGATGACATATTATTCCTCTACTTTTGGTTTCCTACCTCTTTTTTGACCAACGGCTGCAAGTAGAGATGTCATTTGGGATTCAAACTTAGTTTGCATTTCCAACATCTTTGCATCTGTTTCTTGCCTTATTTTAGCATTTTCTTCTTTAAGTTTGTTTATTTCTTCTTCTCTTGATGCTACATCTGCACCCTCTTTAGCCATTTTAAGGAAAGCCTTAGCTTTATCTCTAAAAGTATGTGGTGACATTCCTGCCAACATTCCTAGCTTTTGGATGCTTTGATCGGTTGCCATTGCAATAGACTCTACTGTGTGAAACTTAATTCCTCGCAATTCTTCAGCTTGTGTTGAAGTAATCAAAGGCCATTCTTTTAATGATGTTCCTGAATAACTTGCATCATCGCCTATGCGATTCATAAAATTAGCCCATTGAACTGGAAACCTATTTTTATCTGATTCGTAAACTTGACGATCAATCTCTGATAGAGAATCGCCTGGTACTACTATTTTAATAAAGACTCGTTCTTCAAAAATCGGTCTACCTTCTTCTAATGTTCTATCAGCGTTTTGAACTTCTCGTTTTTCAAACTTGACTGCTAATCGTGTATCTGCGTTGTTAATATCTGAATCAATCATTTAAAACTCCCAAGTATTTAGGTTTTTAAAAAAAGAAAGGTTGCCATCTCTGACAACCCTTCGACTACTTAAACAGATGCTTTGCTAAACCAGCCATAGTCACCTGATGCCATAGCAGTAGCAGGACTTGTATAAGACCCACCTGATGCTGTAGCCACAAATGTTGATGCGTTAATAGTGCAAGTTGCTAGTGATGCTGTAATAGTCGCACCAGCTACTGCAAATACATAAATACGACCATCAGAGCCAAATACTTCAGCACCTGTTGGCCCGATTGTAGGTATTGCAACACCTGCAGAGTTTAAGTTGGTATTAGCTAGATTAACTAAGTCGATACCAGACAAAGGGGTTATTGAATAAGCCATTATTTATTTCCTTTCATTAGGCAATTAACTTGCCCTGTAAAAATTGGTTAGAACAAGTGAGATTGCCAGCCCATCCATACAACTTAACAATCGCATCTTGGTTGATAGCTTGTCTTTCGCCACCGATAGGAACAAAATTGCGTTCTTTATGTGGGCGTAGGAAAATGTAATCAGTATTCAAGAAGAACATTGTGTTAGTAGTCTGTTGTGAGCCTACACCACCACCGAGTACCACATCGGCACTTGTACCACCACCATAGAACTTGAGGGATGCGAAACCTGATGCACCTGATTCCTCAGAAGTAATACGCTGAATAGCTTGTAGTGCTTGGACATAGAAAGAGTAGTAGTTGTTATCAGCAACGATTAAGTCAGCTTTGTCTGTTCCACGAACTAATTGAATAGCTGTAGAAGTCATCTTAGCCAAGATAGTTGTTGCACTAACTGCTGAACCACCAGTTGTGACAACAGGTCTCCAGAATGTCCAGTTGGCACGATTAATACCACCATAAGTTCCAGTTGCAGGATTATCAGGAATTGCTGCTGCCAAACCTGTAATATTTTTTCCACCATTGCCTGTTCCATCAAGATACAAGTCACCAGAAATTCGATTTAGTAATCGAGCTTCAGATACTTGCATACGACCATCTAGTAAGTCGATGATTGCCTCTTTAGAACTATTCTGTAACATTTCTAGACCACTCATTGTTACGCTATCTGCGTACTGAGTAATAGAGAATTGAGCAGCACTAATTGGAGAATCAGGAGAAATATTAAGAACCTCGTACCCACTATAGCTATTAGCATTGTTGGTATTTGGATCGTTATACATAATCTCTTGGAGAATTACATTACCACCTGAAAAAGGCTTGATGTTGCCTTTTTGGTCAAGTCTTTGTAGTATTGCATTGTTTTGTGTTAAGTTATCTGCCAACTCACCACTACGACTTTGAATAGTCGTTGCGATAATGTCGGTGATAGCACTATTAGCGAAAGCCATAATAATATCCTTTTTAGTTAGTTAAACCCGACCACCCATAGATTGATTTAATTGTTCTTCAATCACAGATCGTCTATCCTTTTTATCTACTGTTGAACTTAATCCACTAGGTGTAACGGATCGAGGACTTAATGCAGTCGATTTTGCTTTTGCTACTCGTTGTGCCTGAGTTTGTGTAGAACCTTGTTTGAGGAGTCGTTCTCTCTCAAGTTCCCATACATCGTCTTGTAAACGCACAGCTTTTGCATAAGCACCTTCAAGGTCTTGGGCATAACCTTTCTCAAGTAATTGAGCCATAGTTTCCCTAACCGATTCAAAATGTGGAAACTTCTCCACATTCGTTGCTACACGATTGATTTCTGACATCAACCGATTGTTTTCTTCTTGCTCATACCTAGACTTAATAGTACCAACTTCTTGATTCATGTGTTGAAGTTGTTGCATTAATTGCTGAGTATATGGGTCAATTTGTTGCTTTTGCATCTCCCCTTGGTTTAATTGTATACCATAGTCTTGTGCAAGTCGATGAAACATTTGGATTTTTTGCTCAGGAGGTGCTTGACTAAGTATCATGTGAGCACGACCTAAATTGTTAA